ATATCTCTAGCCTGAGGTCTCGGCTTGGAGCTGGAGGATGATCCACCAACTGGGATCACAGCGTATCGAGTGCCGTCCTTAGAGACCTTAGCGTTCTTGAGCAACCACGGCAGCATCGGGTAAGCTGGTTGGCTAAAGTCTGTCATGCCAGAGTCAGTAGAAATCTCAAGGTAACCTGAATTGACGTTCAGCTTTATCTGGGCGAGAAACTCTTCGGCACCTATCGAAGATCCGTAATCTTCGGCCTCTCTCACAGCGCTCTCTACTATGTCATTCACGATGCCGTGAAGTTCCTCGGTTGCGTCCTTAACCATTGAATCTATTGTCTGTGAATCTAGACCCATGATTTTTAACTTATATCTTAAGTTTTCTAGGCTCTGCCAGATCATCTCTTGCTTTTCTTGACGACCTTCGCGCGCATATCCTGGAGAAAATTCTCCTTGTCGCTCGGCATCCAGTCAGAGTTAAAGTCTATTGTTATGTGGCCGGTAGGACTTATGACGACCTTTGGCTTAGACAGATAACTGTAGTACTCTGATAGCACTGATCTTGGATTCGGAGGATTAGACGAGTATGCCTCGACCTTTGATGGTCTCTTGCTCATCTCCTCGACGGAGCTCTGCAGCGACATTAGTTTCTTCTCGATCTCATCTATCTCATCGCCTACACTAGATGCAAGCGAGTTATGCTTGTCCCTGAACATGGACATCCTGTCCTCGAGCTTGTCGAACAGGCTCATTAACCTATGCTCTATCTGCTGAAGATCTACGGCGTTACCATGCCTTATCTCCTCGCGTATCGACTCCATCTCGTCGTATATGTCTGCTATGTTGTACGAACGATAATTATGAACCAGCTTCTTTATGCCATCGGTTATCGTGTCGTCAGCCAGAGCAGAGTCGTCGTGTATCTCGAACTTAGATTCATTATCGTTCTCATCGTCGTACCACTCGAATACGCTCATCAGTTCGCCGGTCAGAGCTGGCAACGATCTATTGACGAACTGATGTACAGTCTTAAGACCATCATCTATGCGACCTGAGTATATGTCGTTCGCATGCTTCCTAGCATGAAGGACATAACTGCCGAAGTTTATATCACGAATCTCGTCGTCTTTCATCCCATCGACACCTCTCCTAAGCATCCTGAAGAGACCGTTGCCGACCAACCTCAGTGCGTCGCCGTGTCTAAACTCATATACGGCGTCGGCCACTTGCCCGGTGCGTATTATGTTCTTGCTCAAGGTCTCTAATTGCTCTACCTTAATGAGATCGCTGAGCGGCTTTAAACCTTTAGCTAACTTACTCTTCAAGTAGTACATCATCGTACTTATGCAGCAACTACGTAACTTATTGAAATCTATATCGTCTATGTCGTAAAAGCCAACGTCACTCAGTTCTGAGGTGGAATGAAACGACGGGGTATTCTTAAGTCTAACCACGTAGACCCTATCTTTTCCTTCTTCGTGGAGGAGGTTGAGGTCTTTCTTGTCGATCGAGACCCCGGTCTCTTCCTTCAGTTCTCTGACTGCAGCATCCTCATGAAACTCATCGTCTTCGAGATGGCCTCCAGGAAAAGACCAAAGATAATCATCTTTTACCTGTCTTCCCATCAGAAGTTGACCTTTGTCGTTCGTCACGACGACACCAGCTCCACCGTTGTTCCTGGACTTCTTTAGCTTTTCTTTCTTTTTCTTCTTGTCCCACTTTCCGCCATGATACTCTTTATTCTTGGTCTCAGGAAGATCCTTGTCTGATTGGCTATACTTAGAGGCAACAGATGCAGGAGGACCTGAGTCTCCTCTTTTGGTCTTTGGCTTATTACCCTCGTTAAGGATAGCCATCATCATGCGATGTTGCTTCTTTGAGACGAATGCTGGCATATCATACAACCTTTCAAGATCATTATATAACAATATACGACTTAGCTTCCGATACCTGCTACGAGCTTTTCTGGCTTGTTGACTAAAAAATCTCTCTTTATAACTAGTTGCTGCGGTAATCGCACAGATATCTTAGTACCATCCGGCATCATCTGCTGGGTGACCCTCAGCTCGCGCATCGGCTGAAGAACTATGTATACAGGGTTAGCCCAGTATGATACTGAGTATGTCTGACCCATGTCACTAACATAATCGTAGTTGGGCGTGTGTCCTGCTATCCATTTTATCTGTCCATCCTCGATGGTGAAGTCTACATCCTGTACGAACTCTGTGATTTGACTGTCGGTCGCAGTTATCAGGTAGCCTACCTTTTCTATCGGGTATCTCAGTTGTTGGAGATTGTCAGGCCTAGGCTCATATTCCTTGAGCTCCCATAGTCTGACGGTGTAGTCAAGAACTTCAAGCTTATCGTACAGAGTGAAGTCTGCCTGATCGCCGTTAGAGTACTCGGACGGCATCGTCACCATCGCACTCCCAACTTCCCACGCTCCCTGGTACTCAAACTGCTTCTCAACCGAGTTCGACGTCAAGATGCCGACTATTTCTCTGGGCTCGTAGTATATGATGCCCGATCCATCGCACTGCTCGCACTGCGGATCATGGGAGTTGTCGTCTAGAAGCTTGATGTTTGGGCACGGCAAGCTCTTGTGATGTCTGAACCTTATCCCTCTCGCTACCAGCAACTGGTCGAAGTTCTGCTTGTACATCGACGGATCTGGAAGAACTTGCGGGAACGCTGAAGGTACCGATGTTGATCCCGGCGCGAAGGTATAGCTTGGTTTTGACATCTTCTCTGTCATATAATACTCCAAAGGTCTCTAACAATTATACTGGAGACGTCGCGTTGGCAACAGAGATAGAGATACTACAACACATATCTGAGACTGGGGACTGCAGATCCATCATGGATGATGATCCATGCAAGATATGTCCTCTGGCCAGGATAACACGAAGACCGGACGGCTCCGGCTGGCTGAGCTGTCTTGAGGCGATCGCGGGCTCAAGCTTGAAAGATATATCGATAAAGTATAAAAGAGCTGCAGAGTCTAAGCTCATAGAGATGGCTATAGAAGGTGCGATCGATGATAAGAAAGAAGTGGCTGATTGACTGTCTCGGATCTCAAGCGGGTATTGCAGTGTACTTTGCTTTCACACTTCACAGGTTCAAGATCGCAAACAGAGATTTCGCGTTCGACGTGATGAGAGAGGTATCAGATGAGAAACAAGATAAACGACAACGGGATGCTATTAATAAAGTCTTTTGAGGGATGCAGACTTAAATCTTATCCCGATCCTGCGTCGCCGTTGGCAACTGAGCTTAGGAGACCGATCAACGCTAGACGTCCCGGATGGGAAAACTTATCCGGCGATCCGTGGACCGTTGGGTGGGGATCCACCGGGATCGACACCTTCGCCGTCGGACCAGACGGTAAGTTTCTACCTATCGGACCCAACACCTCATGGACACAAGAGCAAGCAGATAAAAGGAAGGCTGATGATCTTCAGTCATTCTGTATCTCCGTGTCCAAGATGCTCAAGGTAGAAGTCAACGACAATCAGTTTGCTGCGCTGGTGAGCTTCGCATACAACGTCGGTGTCGGCAACCTCAGGACATCATCTCTGCTTAGACTGGTGAATCAGCGAGACTTCTCAGCCGCCGCGAACGAGTTCATGCGATGGACCAAAGCACAGAAGAAGGAGCTTCCTGGCTTGGTTAAGCGCCGCGAAGTGGAGCGAAGGCTGTTCTTGACCCCGGTCTGATTTTTTTGTTTTAAACCATTAACCTAATGATTTTAAATAGTTATTCGTGTCAAAACCCAGCCTACAACAGAAACGACAGTCTAACCTGGACGTGATAAGGCAGTCGCTGCCGTCTAGCGATCCTAGGGACTACACGATAGAGCGTCGCGACTACACGCGCGGCAACTCCGACGAGCGTTTCTATAAGACCAGGTGGTGGGCCACGCTGATGCGGATCTACGATTGTAGATGTGCCCTGTGCGGTGCCGATCAGGACGGGATCGAGTTAGACCACTTCTGGGTACCCAAAGCCTGCGGGGGAAACTTGATGCTGCGCAGACCCTCGCTTGAGGGGTTCATCAACAACGGGGTTCCGCTGTGCACCACCTGCAACCGCAAGAAGCAGGAGTTCGTCGTCCAGCTCGACGATGTCCAGCTTAAAAGGATCGCCGATGCCAACCGGTTCATGACGGCCGCGATAAACAACGCGCAGATCGTTGACGGATCG